TAATGCTTGCAAGAATGAATGGGCTATTTGGGTTGATGCTGATGATGTGATGCAACCAGGGGCAGAGGCTTTGGTTGATGATGCCATTGACGAGGCCAACAAGAGAGGGGCAGATTTAATTGCTTTTCGATACGATGTTCAAAATGCTGGATTGATTCCCCTCCGAGAAATGGCCTCAAGGAAGGGCAAATGTTCTTGGAAGAACAGGGTTCATGAAATGCTTGTAGCCCATGAACCAGACAAGCTGTTTGGAATTGATAAGGTAGTTAGGGTTCACAAGCCCCATGGCTATAAAAAGACTTCAGCAGACAGAAACTTTGCCATCCTAAAAGACACCCTAGTTCCTGCGGCCAACAGCCTTTACTACACCCAGCAAGAATACTTCCTTTCCATGAATTGGGAGAAGTGCCTTGAGTTTGGGGCAATGGCCTTGATGTTCTCTGATCTGGAAGATACCCTTCGATATGATGTGCTTTGTAATATGGGCAGATGTGCCAAGCCAGAGGAGAGGCTAAAATACCTTGGCCAAGCCATCACCCTTCAACCTGACAGAAGGGAAGCCCACTACTGGACATCCCTTGAATATGCTGGCAGGGGGCAATGGGCTAAAGCCTGGGGTTCTGCCAGGGCGGCCATGTCCCTACCAAGGCCATCCTCTCACTACTGGAACCAGGTGGAGGCCATATACAACTGGCAAGCAATGGATATGTATGAAACTGCCTCTGTTTGTGTGGGCAAGAAGGAAGAGGCTGAAAAGATGAAAAAGATGAAGCCAGCCCCCAGAATCACCATGGTTCATGCAACCAGGGGAAGGCAACAGGTGGCATGGCAAAGAAGGTTTCAATGGCTTTCCCTGGCTCAAAAGCCCCTAGAGATTGAGTGGCTGTTCATGGTAGATCATGATGACCCAATAGACTACACCCCACACCAGGCCATTAGATGCAATCCTGGGGGCATTATCAATGCCTGGAACCAAGGGGCAAAACTAGCCAAGGCAGACATTATTGTTCAAATGTCGGATGATTGGAGCCCGCCAAGGCATTGGGATACCTCTATTTGCTCTTTAATTGGCTCTAAAACAGGCGATGCCGTCCTGGCAGTATCAGATGGCTACCGCACAGACAAACTCCTTTGTATGGCCATTATGAACAAAAAGAGGCTTGAGAAGCAGGGTGGGTGGCTATTCCACCCAGACTACCAAGAATCTGATGGGCTATATTCAGATAATGAATTTACAGACAGAGCCTACCAGGATGGGGTTGTTGTTGAGGCCAGGGATTTGAAGTTTGTGCATGAGAATCCAATGTTCACCAAAAAAGAAACAGACCAGCAGTTTGCCAACCACAACAAGCCAGAGTTTTATGAAAAGGGAAAAGCCATCTATGAAAAAAGAAAAGCCAATTCTTGGAAGTAAAAAATGAGAGAAGTAAGCATAGAAGATTGTTTCGGCCAAGCCCTTGCCCAATACAGCACAGGACTTGATTTTGGTGTTGAGATTGGGGGAGGAACTGGGGATGGCTCCACGCAATGTATTCGCACAAGGGAATTATTTAGCTTTGAGATTCACGCAGATCGCATAGGTAGGCACAAATACAATTTAGACGGAAGGCAAGGCGGACTTGCAATCAACCAACTTTCTAGCAATCCGATGATGTGGATGAGTATACCACAAGTTGAGGATTTTTATAAAACAACCACCACAAAATTAAATCAATATCCTCTAAATCAAATTATCGAATGGCATAAAGACGATTTTAGGATGGCCGCAAAATATCAATGGGGACACTTAACGCTAAAGGATCAAATTGATTTTCTTTTGTTGGATGGAGGAGCTTTTTCTGGAAGGGCTGATTTTATGGTGTTCTTTCCAAAAGTTCGTGATGGCGGAATTATAGCCCTAGATGATACCAACGACATAAAGAATTATGGCAACTACCAATGGCTCAAAACAGCGGGGCATAATCTTTTATGGGAGGAATGGGATTGGAGAAATGGGTGCGCCATTTTCAGAAAATGATTGAGCATATTTATCAAAGGGAGTGCTTCGAGGAGAATTGGTTTACCGATCCTTATGTCTATAAAACCATAGTGCAAAATTGCAGGGATAACGGAACCATTGTTGAGCTTGGGGCATGGAAGGGGAGAAGCTCGGCCTTCCTAGTTGTTGAGGCAAAAAACAAAAGCAAAGATATTCAAGTTCATATCGTAGACACTTGGAAGGGATCGCAAGAGCATACGGAAGAAATGAAAGATGGCCTCTATGAAAAGTTCATCTCAAATATGGCTCCTCTCAATGGGCTTTATACAGCCCACAGAATGACGACCGATGAGGCATCAAAATTGTTTGAGGATGGCTCCTTGGATGGTGTTTTCATAGATGCCGACCATTCTTATGAGGCAGTAAGGCAAGATATCCAAAACTGGCTTCCAAAGATTAGGAGTGGTGGAATCCTGGCTGGGCATGACTACATTTCGACATTCCCAGGGGTGGTAAAGGCTGTGAATGAGCTTCTTCATGGGTTTGGGCTTTATGGCCAATGCTGGGTAAAAGTATGCTAACCATCTTCACCATTGTTCTGAATGGGGAGCCTTATATTTCGAAGAGGCTCGAGATATTCAGCAAGCTTCAGATTCCATGGCAATGGAGGATTGTGGAGGGTGTAAGCAATCCCACCAACTGCACCAGGTGGTGCAAGCAAGTTCCAGACAAGTGGCATAAGAATTTTGTTTCAATAGATGGAACCCATGAATATCTAAAAAATCTAAATAACGATAGGGTTAAGGTCTATTACCAAAACAAGCCATTCAATGGGAAGATTGAGATGGTAAACAAGGCATTGGAGGGGGTTGATTGTGGGGTTGTGATGGAGCAAGATGCTGATGAATTTTGGACTCCAGAACAAATGACAGCAGTTTATGAATTGCTAAAAGACAGAACCCCTGGGGTGGCGGCTCAATTCTTCTGCAATTACTACATTGGCAAAAAGGTTGTTGTTACCAGGAGGGGGCTTGGGTGCTATCCCTATGAATGGTATAGAGCCTGGAAATGGGGGCAGGGAATCCACTTCACCAGCCATGAGCCACCCATTTTGAATCATCAACCAATCAGAATCCCCAGGGGAGTTACTGAAGACATGGGACTTATATTTGAGCATTACGCCTACTGCACACCACAAACCGTGGCCTTCAAAGAGGATTTCTATGGATATGCTGGCCTTTTGAAGTCCTGGGAGGAACTACAACAAACCAGCGGCCCTGTTAGGCTGAATAGATACTTTTCACATATTCAAGATAGAAGTGTTGTGGATGATGCAAGCTAGAACCATTAAATACAGCCAAAGGCTTGGGGATGTGCTTCGATGCCTCCCAGCCTGTAAATACCTGGCAGACCAAGGGCATGATGTGTTCTTTGATTGCTTTGCCCAATACCATGGTGTTTTTGAAATGGTTTCCTATGTGAAGGCTGGCCACAGGCAGGGGCTTGTGATTGACCTAGAAATATGGCCAAACAGATATGAGGAATACAGAAAATCAAAAAAGCCATGGCATGACTTTGTATATTCACATCATTCAATCAAGGATGCAGACAAAACAAACATTGTATTAGATAGACTTGGTAAAGAGCCGGCAAGTGGATTGCCAAATGAATATAACCTAGTTGCCCCTTTTGGCATAAGTCAAGGAGACAGAAGAAACCCCATTGATATTATACAGGATTGTGCAAAGGAGTTTGGCAAGGACAGCCTTGTTGTTCTGTGTCCACCAGAATTTAGAATTGATGGGTTGAGAACCTACACAGCCCCAACAACTGCTGACATGGCCAAGGCAATCAGAGATGCCAATGAGTTTGTCTGCATAAACTCAACCCCGGCAGTATTGGCATCAGCAGTTAGGCATGGGAAGCAAACAAGGCTTTATGCCCAAAGAGGTGAATTTATACAAGACAATATCCATCAGTTTGATGGACTTGTGATTATATAATTGACACAATCCCAGGGCTGTGGGTGGCTCTATTCCTACTTCCTATTTCGGCACAGATTTGAACTACATGATAACAGACTTGTGGCAATCTGTCACAGGTCTTGGCTCAAATGCTGTTTCTGCAAGTGTCACAGACCTTGCCACCACTTCTGAATTAGATGTGGG